ATCCTAATCCGATCAAGCCACCAATAGAGCGGCCTGCATTTTCATAATCTCTCGCAAGACCTTCTTCTAAAGGCTTTGTGTTTAATTGATTTTGAAATCTGAATAAATTAAAATCAGTCATCTTTTCCTCCTCCTCCTTTTACTGCGGAATAAACACCAATGACATCGCCTAATATCGAACCCAAAAATGATGTCGCAGAGGCTTCCGAAATGCCCATGTTTGCTAATGCCTGCTGAATAGAAGAGTCATTTTGTAATTTAGATAATAGGGCGTTGCTTACGCCCTCTTGTGTGTCTCTCACTGCTGTTTGATAAGCACTAGCAATATTTCCCAAGTTGGAACTATAAGCCGCATCTTGATTTTGTTCACGATTTACATTTCCTACATCAATATTCAACTCGTCAAGTAACTTGTTATAATCAAATGATTTTTCTTTATTCATTTGTTCTTGAGCATCGCCGTATAGCTCCCTTGCCTTATCGCTAGCAACCGCTTGCAGTTGCTGCCCTGCCCCACCACTGAATAGCCCACCTTGGCCAGCTAATGTGTTTTGTGCGGCTTGTGTCGCTTGGTCGATCATATATGATGCATTGGGGTCTAAGTAATCGCTTACTGTTTTGTCCCAATCAAAATCGCTTACTTTCGATGAGTCAACTGAATAGTCTTTATTGCCAGCCTCTTTAATGCTATTAATCCAATCGCTTACTGAAGCAGATCCGCCCAGCTGATCTTGCAGACTGCGGCCAGTCCCTTTTATTGATTCCAAAATTTGGCTATATGTTTGTCCTGATTGCGCAAGAATATCTTGTAACATACTCTGTGCTTTATCATACGCCTTTTTTGTACTCTCTACGTTAGTAAGCCCGAATGCATCTGTAACACCTGAAATGGCGCTATTAATGGAACTACCTATTGACATTTTTTTTCCTCATTGTTTTAAAATTAAGTTTGCTTGGATAAACGCAAGGCCGACTAATGAAATATCTAATGATGTCTGTTCCTTACAAATATAAATTTTGTTTGTTCTTTGGTACAAATTAACACCGTTTATTTTTTGATAAAAATTAAAGTCTAATGTGTAGTCATATACAGCATTTGGAAGATTTAGTTTTTTAATTGTAGATAAATTAACTAATCCATTTGATTGGAGAAGTCCGACCATGCCGTTCTTTATTAATACCAACGGAAGTAAGTCTTTTGTTTCTGAAGAATATGGATTTATTACGTTGCTTGTTATCATTTATCTACCACACTCTGTATAATCAATAATAGCTTTAGAAATACTAAAAGGGGCTGGGTCTGTCATCGTTACTTTGAACGCAATTCTTTGTGCCCTTCCGATATTTCTAAAAACACATCTTGAGTTGTACTCTCCGATACGCCCAGCCTTTGCCCACTTTTCGCCAGCCCATGTATAGCCCCCATCTACGCTTGTCATAAGCATTACATTAGGATTGTACCCTTCAGGCGTTGCCCCATTCATTTGCTCGTCGTACTCTTTTTCTACATTCGTTTTTCCAGAATTAATAATTATTTCTAAAGAATGAATGATTATCTTTTTAAAATTGTTTATTATTATTCCCGTTGTTCTTGAGCGTTCTATTACTTTGTCGTTGTAATCTGTATATTTATTTTTATCTAGATAAATTAATTTGTCTTCATTGAAAGCACCCATTATTATTTTGTCAGAATACTTTATAGCGAACGCAGGAAACCAACATTTTTGTTCGTTGTTGATGTCTCTTGTCGCTCTTGTGTGCCATTCATTTTCATCAAAGTCATAACAATAAGTTCTATTAGCAGAAGGGAATGATATAACGTAAAATGTATGTTTCCCATCAACATAACAAAATGAGAAAGCATCATCTGTTCTTGTAAAGCTTTCTATTTGCTCTTCTATCCATGCTGAAGAAATCTTTTCTATTCCCTGCCCATCACTTACCCAAATTGCATTTGTACCTACTGATGATGCACCTAAAAAAATTAATTTGTTATTAATTGATGAAACACTATATGGTGCCTTACATCCTATTGAACTATTTTTTGTAGATGTTATAAAAGGAATGTTGATATTATCTTGCCACCTATATACTTGATAAGAACTATACCCGATAACAAATAGATAATCATCCATTGCTTTTATAGCAACGATGTTATCGCTTCTGAACTCCGCTTTTATGTAGTTAAGCGAGCCCATCCAAACATCTTCTGTGACTAAAGTCCCTTCAACATATGAACCTTCTGAAGGTGGGTAGTATTGATTATCGTCTGCTGTTACTAAAGTTCCGTCCTTTTTTATGAAAGTATATCTTGTCATATACTTGTAGAAAGCGTAATTGTTATTAATGCCATTCGGCTTTCCAAGCTCTGAATAATAAAAGTAATCACTATCTTTATCATTACAAATTATTCTATAATTCAAAGCCGTGATCATTGTCGGCCTTATGCTTGTTAGCTCTCCAGCCTTTTTTGGCAACTCCATTACATCAACAGATACTAACGAACTTTCAGTCTCTAAATTAATAGTGTAAATATTAAAAGATGAGCAGATACAAAGATGTGCAGGAACACCGCTTGTCTCCGCAAAAGATACAGGCTCACTATTATCTGCAACATCTCCTATATAATCATAAGAAAAATTATTATATATTCTATAAACCTTCGACCCATAAACGCCATATAGCAAAGGGGTTCCAGCGTTATAGCTTGTCAGCGGACTTGTTGATGCAATGTATAGCCCTCGGCAAAATCCACCTAATTGTGATAATATCGTTCTTGATCCAGTAAGACTTTTTAAAACTTTATTTGTATAATGCTCATTAGACTCAAGTGTTTCTGGGAACATATTAAAATTTTCTTCATGAGAAAGAAAATCTAAATCTTTGTACTTTGACGATCCACCAGTAAATGAATTAAGAAGCTTTTTCATAGGAACAAACCTGCATTGAACTTATCAAACTTGCTTATTGCATATTCTCCAAAATCATAATTTTTGAAGTTTGCTTCCTTAATTAATTTTTTTACTTCTTCAAATTCTCTTTTCTTTTCTATATAAAGTAACGAGCTTGGGGAAATATCATCATTCACAAGTAAGCGTAATTGAACGTCACTAATTAAAAGGTTTTGATATTCTGGGGGCAGCGTAAATTCGTCGTTCAAATTAAATGCAGGCAAGTCTTCTTTTATAACGGCTTCTAATTCATACGCAACATTTTTTGTATCAAAGAAAAGTTGAATCATTCGAACACCATTTACATCTATATTTCTTTTTATAGAAAATAGTGATGGCATCACACCACTATTAGTAAGCTCATAAAGAGATGTTAGTTGTACTTGCTTTATGCGTAGCTTGCTTGAATTGCATAATACATACAACGCAGCAACATCTATTCCGTTACTTACAAAGTAATTTCCATTTATTTTTTGTGGTGTTTCGCTGTGATAATTGAAAGACAGTAGCCCTTGCGTGTTATAGATGTTAATGCATCTATTCATCAATGAAAGAATTCGGTTTGCTTCTTCTAACCCGACGGAATTATTTCCGCTCGTGTAGTTAATGTCTGCCGCTATTAATGTAATGATATCTCTTATTGTCATTTTAATCCTAATAAAAAAAAGACAGCACGAAAAAAAACTCTTCGCACTGCCTTTTACCCAGACAGGTAGGGTTAATAAATAATATAGATAAATTAAGTCTATATGTACAACTTAATTATCAGATTCCTACAAACAATAGAGCGGCTCTACGGTCATCAATACCGCCAGTTACAAAGGCCGAATCAATTCGATACTTTGCTGTTAGCGTGTTGATGTCGCCACTAACTAATGCAGTTGTTTTGATTTTGGAATCGATCCCAGAAACAGAAACGGATTCAAAACCAGCGGTGTTTAGTTCGACAGGATCATACTCGATATTCCCTTTTTCGAAAACGAAAACAACAGAATATGTTTTTGCCGCACCGCAGTTAACAGGAGTTGGTTTGTTAGTAGCTACTGGCATGACGCTGACATTGGCGTGAGCTCCAGTGTTTGAGAACGCACCAACTTTGAGCGTAATCGTTTTTGCCGATGTAATACCTGTTGCATCTTCTTGCACAACGAAAGCCTTGAGATTAGTTGTATCTTTTCCCAACACGTCTTTGGCATAAACGCCAGCAATTGTAAATACAGAACCTTTTTTAATCACATTAGATTCAGAGATTTCTGAATCAGCATTACCTTTGTTAAGTGTGATAGTCCCTGCGGTGCCATCTACTCCGTTAGTGACGATTGCCCATTTGTCACTCATGACGTTCGCAGTTGCAACAGTTAACACGGGCATCTTTGATTCTTTCCATTGAACGTTTGCGAAACGCCCAATTTGCGAATCTTTATACATTGGTTCCAAAATAGCTGGGGGAAGGAATGAGCCGTTAGCCCCTTTAGAACCTAGCTTTGCGGCGACAGTAGGCGACATATAGCCTACCAAATTAGTAGCTCGGTTTTCACGAAGCTTGCCAGCGGTTGTTGCTAAGTTATTAAAGTCAAGTGTTGCAAGTTCCGCTGTTTGTGCGATTCCAGCAACAGTGTATGCTTTGTCAATGATGGTTTCGTTGACTGTTTCGCCGTAGTTCACGGCACGAGGCTGAACGATCTCTTTATCGAAATCATCAACGTTTGTCACTCTCTCTAATGCCGTAGCACTAAAAGCGGTGTTAGCAGAAGTAATTCTTAAGTCTTTTGAAAATTCTGCATTATCTAAAGTTGCAGATGAAATATTACGCAGCCCATTTTCTGTAATCACTACGGAGCCAGAATCTGGAATGACAACGCGAAGGAGGCCGCCAGTACGCCCTTTTAGTCCCTTCTGTGAAGATCGAACGTCTTCAAGGATAGGGGCATATTTTTCAACAGCAACAGACAGAATGTCAAGTTGTGCAGTGGTAATGTTTGAAGCTAAGTTTGCCATAATTTTTTCCCTTTTTAGTACTGATTCGGATATTTTCTTTTCAAGTATTCTTTAGCATCAAAGTCTTTGCTATTTGGGTCTAGCCTTGATGATATGCTTGATGAAGAGCCTCCGAACTTTCCAGAATTAGGCAGAGAACGTTTTGGTTTTTGTTCATCTGCATTTTTATTTTCTTGTTGTTGGGCTTCTTTTATCCCAGTTATTTTTTTCAGAATCGCGTCTTCGAGCTGCCTTAAATTGAAGTAAACTTCTTTTGTACTCAATGTGCTTAGTTTGTCTACAACGCTAGGGTTTCTAGCAATCAAATCAAACATCACTGGGAATACGCTACTGTTAATCATGAACGAAGACATCTCTTGTCCTTGTTCACTCTCTAGAAAATCAGAATAGTCTTCTTCAAAATCTTCTAGTCTGCTCTTCCATTCTTGTAACTCTTCAGGAGTTTTAAGAAAGTTTGCGATAGTTGCGTTTACTTTTTCCTGCTGTGCTCTTTCAGCTTCTCTCTCTCTTTGAGAGGATTCAAATTCTTTCATTACATCTGTCTTTATTGACTTCTTTAATTTGTCTGCTTTATATCGCTCAAATTCTTCTTCATCAATAAAGTCATCTCTTGTGAACTCTGGATCTTCCTCTTTTTTCTTGAGGCTTTGCAGCTCAGCTCGCAAGGCTTCTAGTTCTCTCTGATGCTTTTTTGCTTGTCGTGCTAAACGATCTTTTATAATCCGCTCGACGTGTGGAGAACTATTGTTTTTAAATTCTTTTTCACCCTCAGATTTTTTTTCTTCTGGAGTCTCGACACTTTCACCTTCGACCGTTTCTTTTTCTTCTGGAGTCTTGGTTTCTTCTGTCGGTGTTTGAGTCTGTTCTTCTACAGGCTCTTCTGTTTTTTGTTCAGTATCGTTTGACGAAATGCCACGATACTTATTGATTATATCTTGCTCTTCAGCCATATCTCTGTCCTTTGTTTTTATAAATATAATTAAATAAAATTACAAGTGTTACGTATAAACTAATTTTAATACAAATTAATTATTATTAAAAGCAAGTGCTAACAGCTCGCTTCTCTTTTGTTCCTCTTCTAACCTCATTTTTTCTGCTAGCTCTATTTCTTTTAAAGCCGTTTGCCTTATAGTGTTTTGAATCTTAGCCTGCTCATTAGCTTGTTCCATTAGCTTCTCTCGTTGTGATGCATCTACTTTCGCAATTTCTAATTGATAGTTTAATTCAAACTCTTTATTTCGTTGTTGCATCTCTATTAGCTTTGTTTTTAAAGAGCTTTCATTCTGTACTCGAACCATCAACAATTGGTTCTGACTATTAATTACATCAGTATTTATAGTCTCTTGCAACTGTTTATTTTGTTCGCTAAGTTGCTGTAATGCTTGCTGTAGTTGCTCTATCTGTTGCTTACTTTGTACTAATTCTAAAGCCAAAGCTTGCGGTGTTTTATTCACTGGTCTTAGCTCTTCGGGTAAAGTCAAAAGAATGGCGTTACTCAATGCTTCTGCATTTTCTATTTCTAAAGTCTTCACAACTTCTGCCATAATCAAAGGCTTCACGGCATCAGGCACAAGTGATTGTGTTGCCATTAGTTGCTGCCTTAGCATCTCTTTTCTAACATATGTTTCTGGACCGTTAGTGACTGCGATCTCAAAAGTATTCTCTACGCCTTCAACATAACACAAAAGATCTAAGCAGATACTCATCAAGTTTTTTAGGCTTGATTTTGCGTGTTGATAATAATGGGATACATTATTAACGTTAGCTTGTGATCGAAGTAAAACTTCAGTCGCTGTTGCCTGTGCAGCGTTTGTTTCAAAAGCAAGACCAGATTGTGGAACGCCAATGATGTTCGCAATCTGACTTTTTGCGTTTTCAATTACGACTAATAAGTCATTACTTTTTAGTTCTGGATATTCTGTAGATGGGGCGGTTAATTTTCTACCATCTACCGACCATTCTTTATAACGCTCAACGCCTGCTGTTGATTTGTTACTTTGTGTGTAATCTTCTAAGTATCCTTCTACCGACTCAAAAGAAACCCTTGTTTTTGGGATCAATGGGCAAGCAAGTCTTTCTTTTAACGCTGAGTAAGAGTAGTTAACTATCTTAATTAAATCCCTTACATCCCTTACAATGCCCTTGTAATGCCTGCTTCCTTCTTTCCAAAATTCATTTGCATACAAAGGAACTACGGGTATCTTCTTTAGTCCTTCGTAGATAATGGTCTCAACGACTTCATCGCCGATGATTCTGTATAAAGTAACGCCACTTTCATTGAGAGTAAAGTAACTAATAACATTGTAACTATACTTTCCTGATTCCCAACATCCAACGTCTAAATTTTTTGATGCCTTCAATTCATCTTCTGTTAGCGTGAAAGAAGGAAATGTTTGTTTTATTTTCTCGTAGCTCATCTTGTCAACAAAAGCAATCTTCTGTATGTCGCTCCCATCAATTGCTTTCGATTCGCTATCTATAATGACTTGTGTTGGATCGTCTGCGTAATTTATCTTTATTTCATTTCCGTTAGTTGTAATGAAAGCAAAGCCCTTGCCCATAATAACAGAGTCAGACACGCATTGCATTATGATGTTATTTAGTCCGGAGTCAACAGATATTTTCTTTAATTTTTCTTTAATTATTTCTGGTGCTTGTCCTACGACTTCAACATCGTAAGGGTATCGATTAAAGCTGTTACATATAGCATTACGATACATCGGGAGCGGATTTACTGTAGACTTGTCCCTACTTTTTCCTCTGACTTTTTCATCTATCTCATCCCAAACTTTTGTAGATGAGAAAATATCACGGTCAATTTTCATCTCATCTATTTCTGATTTAAATTTGTCCTTCGCTTTATTTGTAAAGTCTATAAACTCTTTTACAATTCCGTTCATAATTACCAACCTTGTTGTGGCAAGGGTGAATACCTTGCTTCATTTGTATGTAAATTAAATCCATTTAATACACTTAAAGATACAGCGTCAAGCTCATCAGGAGAATGACCTATATCTTTTTTTATTAATTTTTTGTCAATTATTTGGCGTTGTCCAGAGCCGTTCAAAAAATATGTTGTTGCATTTATTTCACTTACAACATCTTGACAGTTCTTTAGAGAGAAAGCATTCTTTTCACATAGATCTCTTAATTTGAAAAGCATCTCCGCTCGTTTGTTTGCGTATATGTTGTTACTTGCTGATGACGCAAAGTTTATACCAAATACCTTGTCTCTATAGTCTGTTGTTTTTACAATGTCAAGAAATGAAGATGCCCAGCCGCCTGTATTATCAACGTTCACAGAACACAAGGTTTTATATTTCTTTACTATCTTCTCAAAATTTAAGTACAAATTAATGCCATCCAAGTTTGAGAATTTGTTCGATTCAACAACGCCTTTCGTATTACTAACGACTATAAAAGTGTTATCTACTCCTTCTCTTGCAACATCTATTCCAATAGACACAGGCAAGTCTAAAGGCACATCGCTCATAAAGATTAAGTTGTCTGGAATAACTGCATTGATTGGAGATTCTGAAAGCATATCAGCGTATAGTTCTTGCCTTGCTAGTTTCTCATCGCCAGATAAAGCCTCTTTGAAAAGCTCTAAAGAATCTTCAGATAGAAAAGGATTATCAAAAGTGGTGCACTTTATTAGCTCTAATTTTTCTTGATTTGATTTCGTTACAAACAAATTAAACCATGATCCGCCTCTTGGTGTTGTTGTAAAGCTAACTGAAGGATTCAACACATCTTTTCCGCGCAAGCACATAGATAGATTCTTCATTACCATTTGCTTCTGCCAAGCGGCTTCATCTATATATCCATCGTGATAGTCTGTATAAGATCGAATGGCTTCTGGATTCTCTCCAGATAAAAAAAGAATCTTGCTTTTTTTTAGCGTTAAGATGTTGTCATTTTTATTTTGCTTAAATGGGATTCTATAAAGCTCTAATGCATTTATAACGGACGGTATAATCGTTTGCCTAAGCTCTTTATATGTTCTCCCTACAATGAGCTGATTCCTTCCATTTACCGCTCTTCCTGCTGCTCTATGCCCAAGAATGAAAGTCTTCCCTGAACCACGCCCACCAACAAAGGCTGGGAATGGCTTTTCAGAAAGAAGAAATCGCGATTGCTGCTCGGATATATCTACGCTAACTTTTATTTTCATTGGCGTTACTTTGTCTGGTAATTATATTAAAATCAACTTGTACTGTTTTTGCGTCGTTGTCTTTGTTGTCTTTGTCTTCTTTATCGACAACGAATTTTTCCATAAAGTATTGCGGACTATTATTTTTCACATTGCCGAAAAAATAGCAGTCTTGTGCAAGTAGTGTTTTAATTTGTTCTTTTGCCTCTTGAAACCACCCTGCAAAATCTTTTTCTACCTTAACTCTCTCTTTAGAATAAGAATCATCACCCTCTTTATATGTATCAACGAAGGAGCTACGAAGAGGCAATATCTTTTTTATCTTGCCGATCTCTATAAAATACTTCGCACTTTCTGGATAGATAGAAAGTAAAAAATTACAGTGATTGCTGCATCGCACTAATGACATCGTGCAAAAAGAACGCCATGCGTTTAAAAGATATTCAGGATCCTTCTGATCTAAAAAAGATGGGTGTTTCAAAATTGGAAAGTAATTTTCTTTTATCCAATTGTAATAATCACGCCGCAGATTAATTAATTTTCTTTCAGGAAGCTCTTTCGCAACGCCTCTTCTTTTCCAAGACACCATCTTTCTACTCGCTCTAAAAGCGTTAAGCATCTCTTGTCTTGTCTTTTGACCTTCTTTAATATCTTTTTCTGTCAGCATTTCACATAAACGAAGTTTTAGGTTTTTCTTCTATCACTTTCACTTTGAAATTTTCTTCTATCTTTGTAACTCTTTCTTTAAGAGCGTTGATTTCTTTTTCAAGCTCATCAAGTTTATTTTTTCTGTTTGGTTCTTTCATTATAATGTCTCTGTCTGTTGTATGTGTATTTACATATATAATATACACATTTTATTACACAAACTAATGAATTTGTGTATAAATATACGCATAAATTAACGTTTGTACGTATAAATTAGGTTAATTTGTACGAAACAAGGCATAAAAAAACTGCCTAGAATTAACTAAGCAGCCTTTATAGGAGGGA